CGTTTCGCCCGTTGTTCTGCATCCATTGCGAGTCGGTTTCCTTCGTTTGCATTGCTCGTCACCAGTTGCGCCAGTGACTGCGCCCCCCCTTGTCCCGTGGCTACCGGAAGCGGTTGCAATGGCGGCATTTGAGCATCAGGAGTGGATAGCAATCCCTTCACGGAATTGGCAGAACTGGCAATATTCCCGATAGGCTTCGCCATTCCCATCGCTTGGTCGAACAGGGATTGATTCGCCGCTAATATCTCAGCAGGAGTTCCCGAGCCCGCGACAAGCATTGATGGACTGGCAAGGCTTGGCATTGATGCGGTGATTCCAGATCCGAGTCCCATGCCTCCGGATGCCGCACCGAGTAGTGGATTAACGCCGAGACTCCCCGCTCCTGTAATCCCTGTTGCCGCTGGCGTTGCAGCAGCACCTAGCAGTCCTGGACCAGCCAAAGCCGCACCACCAGCACCGAGGCCAGCACCGAGCAAAGCGCCTTTAAGCGGGTCGCGTTTGCTCATCAGTCCGCCTCCTAAAGCGCCGAGCAACGGCCCCCACACCATGAGATCGTCTATTCCGAGTGGCATTATTTCCCGCCTCCGCCAGATTGCTGCTGTTGAGTAGTCGTTGAAGACCCGCCGAGATTCGATCCGAACACGCCACCCATTGCCGCAAGTTGCTTGTATGGGTTGTTCTGGGCTTCCTGGAACTGCTGATAGTTGAAGTCAAGCCCCTGCTGATTTTGGTCTTGCATGACCTGACCGGCATTCATCAACTGATTGGCATCGGTATAGGCCTGGTTGCCAAACGTCGGGGCCTGCCCGATAGCCTGAAGTCTTCGGTTTTGGTCCGACTCATAGGCCGACGAAAGCAGCGGATTTGCCGCGCCCATCAACTGAGTCGCGAGCTGCTCCTGATTCGCGGACGTTCCGTAGTTAGACCCTGAGAACTGAGACAGCACGCGGCCTTGTGCGGCATCCATTGCTGAATTAACCATTCCCCGGAGATAGGGATTTTCCTGATTCGACATCATCGAATTCAGGTTGCCTTCGGCGTTGTTCATGGTCTGCGAACCACCGACAGCGCGATTGATCGTGCTTTGCAATCCCGTATTCTGCACGGCGTTCAGGTCGGCATATCGTTGCCCTGTGTATGGCTGATATGGCGTCTCTGAAAGCCCAATTGCTTTTGTTGTATATGCTGTAGCTAGGGGCTTCAGCTCATCGGGGATATTCTGAACCGTGGTAGAAGTCCCTCCACCACTACCTCCACCGCCGCCTTTTTGTGGGCAGGAGAAACCCGTCATTTTTCGTTTCAGGTAGAGCATACAATCACCTTTTCGAGAGTGGTATAGACGGGAGCAAACCCGAGCTTTGCTTCATAAATCTTTGCCTGCGCCGGCTTTGCCGAACACCTTATTCTTGAACAACCCAGGTCTTTCGCCATTTCCGTCAGGGCCTCAAAATACCGATGAAAACCCGCATTGCGTGCAACCAGATTGGTTACGTGAAATACCCGGAAGTTTGGCAAAGCATCAACCCTGAACACGCCCCATCCCTTTGCCTGACCATCTTCATCCATCCTGACCAACTGACGTTCGCCGCGAGACAGGATCAGTTTCAATTGGTCAATCGTGCATTCGTCAGAACACGCATCAGACAAACAGCCAGCCCCATCGGCCCAGGCATAGTCGATCTGATGCGCCGGGACAAGTATCAAACGGAGGTTATCGTCTGCCATGCCGACCCCGAATAGACACATGCCTTGCTCAACGTGGTATCGAAGACAATCGTTCCCGCCCTTGGCGTCAAGGCGCCCTTTTCCGTTGTTGTCACTTGCGGGACATTGCCCGCCGAGATTGAATTGATGTCCTGCGCCATCTGCCGCAAAAGCTCGTACAATCTAGCGTTCAACTGCTTTTGGTAATCTGGCAATCCGATATGCGGAAGTCTCGGGTTTGTGTCAATCATGCCCAGCCACCGTTTTCGAGATCGTAGTCAGCACCGGCAAGCGTTTGCGCCCCGGTGAAATTCAGCTTCACCTTGTGCCATCGCGCCGACCACAGGATGTCGTAATTCCCTTGATTCGAGTAGTCCGCAGTCGCACCTACAATCATGGAATCGCTTTGCAGGTCCGAGTAAAAATGCTCCATATTGGTAGTAGTTGGCGACACGATGAACCGCGGTCGGACGCCCTTCAACGTTGAGAAGGAAATCCCGTCACCAATCAGGCCAGTAGTCAGGCTAGACGCCCCCGGAGTGCCGGTATAGGTGTAGGCGATATGGTCTGTCTTGAACACAGCCAATGCCGAGTTTCCCGCGTTCCAGAATGGCGAATCGTAGGAGATGGTCGTCGGCAGATCGTCATACGTGGCATAGGACGTTCCAAGATCGTTATAGATGATCCCGGGCGCGAAGTATTCCGCCGCGGCTTCGATGTTTTCGTCGAGCCTGCCCCATTTGCCGCTTTGGAGATGCAGGCAGATTCCCTTGTCGATTACCCCACCACCGCTACGCGATGCGAACCACCAGAACACGCGGCCATTGATGGAATCGTAGGCAGAAACAATCTTGAACGCATACTGCTGGTCGAGGTTATCAAAGAACCACTGACGAAGCGGAGACTGCAACGGCGTTGCCCGTGATCCATCAAAGATGTAGAAATCATCCGGCCCCACGAAGTAATGAGCCGTGCCAGTTGTCACGGTAGCCTCTTGGCACGGAGTGCCGACATCCCCCGGCAGATGCTGCCAGTTCCATATCAACGGAACTCCGACATACTGCCCGATGAACATGGATCGATCTTTGTAGGCCACCATGATGTCGCCAAGCCTTCGGCCAGCCGTGATCGGCCCTGGAGCGTCAAGCAGTTGGCCCGTCGCGCATTGCGTCGCCGAGGCGGGCGTCCAATCGTTTTCGTCACCTATCGCGGAGCACCACCACCGCTCCGGAGAATCCCCGTAACCCGCATCGTTGGTATTGAGCGCCATGATTTGGTTATTGATGGTCTCGACAATGGCCGCCTTCGGCGCCCCGGTCAAAGCCGAAAACGCGCCAGACGACGACCCTTGAATTGCCGTATCTTTGTTGGATGCAACGCTCACGTTGCCGTATTGGGCAAAGCGCCATCGGTTATCCGTTCCTACCGTGAATCCCGATGCGACTGAGGACCACGTAAGGCTAGAAGCCTCGTACAGATTGGACGCTGTACCGACAAGCACGCGCCTGGTGTTGTCCAGTTTTCGGACTACCGCAAAGCCTTTGACGGCAGATCCGAGTGCAGCGAATCCAGCCGAGACTAGACTCGGCGCAGATTGCATGCCCTTGGTGTTAGGGATCAGTCTGGCGCAGTCGGTAATACACCCTTCCGTTGCCGGGTCGAGATCGGGAGAAAACCCAAGGAATGCGGTCATGCTGCCCTCACTACCAAGTTAGACCCGAAGCGATCTTTCTTGTCCGCCCTCGCCAGTCGTTCGACGGAATCCAGAAGCAGCTGAGCCCATGTCGCGATCCGTGGATCGTCCTTGATATACGGCGCAGCTTCTAACAGTGTGGCATACAGATAGACATCAGGCGCATTGGTAATCAGCCAATTGACCCCGGTTGAAAGCGCGTCGAATTTCTCGTAATACGTGAGGGAATAGGTGTATCCCGTGCCCACGGTCGCGAACAGTAGATTATCGCCGACGATGGAATAACGGTAAGGCGCGGATGATTCCGTGTTGAACTCGGCAGGCGGAACATACGTCAGCGGCCACGTCTTGTTGCCGGTCGAAACCGTCAGGGCAATCATTTCGACGAAGCCAGTGGGCAGCGCAACGGAAGCGGACACTGTTCCGGTAGCAACCTGCTCCATCGCGCGAATTCTGACTTCACGATTGATCTTGGCTTCGGCCAAAGTGATGAAGTCGGGAATCATGGCAGTCAGGTTGCCGCGATGCAGCCAAGATGCTACGGAAGTTTGCAGATCGGCGTAATTAGCGAGTGCCATGGATTACCTTTAGCCATTGCCCCGCAATACAGGCCGGGGAGTATCGTTCTCTGATGAACTCCTGCGCGTCCTTGATCTTCGCCATTGCAGCGAGAGGATTGGCCAATGCGCTTTCAATTTGTTCCGGAATGCTACCGGATGGAAAGAACTTTGTAAAGGGCTCGTAGGCTGGCAAATACTCCGCGCAAACGTACTTTCCACAGCGGATCGCCTCGACCATGCGATTCTCTGATTTCGCCATGCTTTTGCCTGTCGGGATGATCACGATGCAGTCTTGCGACATCGCCTCAAGGAAATTCTGCTGCGACCAAGGAACCATTCCGTCACAGTTCGACATGGCAAGCAATGGATACCTCAACTCCGGTTCGAGTCGCCGCAAGTCCCTTATATTTGACTGGTGTCCGTACCAGAACAGTCGTGGCGCGATTCCAGCAGGCAGTTCGGGTGATTCGTAGGGTTCAGGGATTACACCCGCGTCACGGCCCGTTTCTGCCTTGATAACGCGCCTCATGACTTCCGAGTTGCACGTTACCGCATCGGCCATCTCGCAATGACTCCGATAGTATTCGCCGTGCCCGTTGTGGAAATGATCGTCACAGACATCGAAGACGCGCTTCTTGAACGGCTCGATTTCCTCGTCGGATAGCCAGTGTTTGCCGTAAATCAGGACATCTGTGCCTTTCTCTATTCCGAGCTTCGCTAGCTCCTTCTGCGGTATTTGCGCCCTCAGTCTGGAAGACGCTAGCGATGGGCCAAAGTACGCGAATGTTACTTTCATGGAACTTTGATAGGGTCGAAAGTCAGGACTAGATAACCACCTTCCTTGACCAGATCCCACGTTACCCGGACGAATCCTCGCCAGTCTTCGACATGCTCCAAAGTTCCAGCGGATACGCACGCATCAAAGCTTCCGTCCGCGAAAATCTCTTTCAGTTTTTCAACAGGGAAAATGAGATCAACCCCTTTCCCGCGGCGTAGATCAACCCCGACAGCGATGTCGATTACTTCTCTGATTGATCCATTGACGTTTAGGCTGCCGATCTCCAGAACGCGGCCCGTAAGCAAATCCTTATGCTTGCGGTAAAAATCAAGAGTCGCCTTGTCCATTACTTTGTGCCGACAACCCGCATGTCACACTGAGGATGATGGTATTTCGGCTCGGCATAGGCGACATCCCTCAATCCAGCATTTTCCATCAAAGCAATCAACTCCTGAACAGAGAAGCACCACCGATGCACCATCGCAGGGTCTTTGTACTTCGGATCACCGTATAACCTCCACATCGTGGCTTGCGGATTTATTTCCTTCTTTTTCGATATGTAGGCATTGAAATTCTTGATTACCTTATCCAAGCAAGGAACTTCAATGATGAGCTTTCCGCCAGGCTTGAGCAATCGAATCCACTCTTTCAGAACGTCTTCGGTTTCATATCGATAGAAGTGTTCCAGAACATGGATAGCGTAGGCCGAATCTGCGTAACCATCTGGCAGCGTTATATTGCGGACATCGCATTCAACATCTGGCTTTCGTCCTGACCAATTTGACGGGAAGTCGATATTGACGAACCCCGGCCATGTCTTTGCGCCGCATCCGATGTTCAGATGAATTCCTTCTGCGACCTCTGGCGGGCGGGATTCCATCTTTTTCATGGCAGTGGGGTTGCTATGGTTTCGTGGATGGGCATGGGGCTATTACCCCACCCCCTTAACATGGTCCGGCAACCCAACGAACCCTGTCGCTCGTCCTTGCACAACTGCACGCCCAAGCGTAAGCACGCCAACGCCGGGTTCCATCTCGCTTTCAAAGCAAACAACGGGGGGAGCGTTATTTGACGTCGGTCCTAACACCAGTCCTACTGCGGTATC